GATGCTCAGAGGCTGTCCAAGATCCGCGTCGATGCTGGAACGACCCACGCAGGCATGAAGCCGTTGTGGGACATCGTTGATCGATGGCCTGGAGTGAATGCTCCGACGCTAAAGAAGGTTTTGTATCAGTGGCAGGACATCGCGGCTGGCCGAGCATGACCATCGTCCTGGCCAACCGCAGCGCGCACTACTTCGGCGGTTGGAAGCGCGTCATCGCCACCGCGAACCCAGGCCACACCGCTGGCAAGTGCGCAGACGGCACTCGGTGGGTGTGGGCCAACAACACCGGGAGCAACCTGTCGGCGTTCGACGTGCGCGTCAGCATCGCGCCGTTCCAGCAGATCAAGATCGACCTGCACGACAGCGTTGCGGCTCCGTTCAAGATTGAACCGCTACCTCCGCACCTGCTGGACTGGTTCGGTGGACCGCCGTGCATCGAGGGGATCCCGATGGCGTGGATCTCGTCGCAGCAGGAAGGGGCTTGCTACAAGGCGCACTTCCGCATGCGGACCAGCACGCTGCTGCTGATCGAGTTGTGGGTTCGCTGGTATCCAGACACGCCTAGCGTGGCAACCGGAGAGGTGGTCATCGCAGCCAGCAACCCCAGCGTCCCTGACGTGACGGTCACGCTGGTGGACGATCTCAACCTGACCTGGGGAACGGGACAGATTCACGTTCACGGTGCTGCGGACGGTGTGCTGATGCCTCGCGGCGCGTCGCTTGGCGATGGGCAAGCACGCTCGTTGCCGTTCGTGGTCGGCTGGAGCAACCGAGCAACCACGTCCGAAGACTGGTCGCGCATCCATGCGTTGAGCAACTTCGGCATCGTCGGGCACGGCGTTCAAGACCTCTACCCGCAAGGCAACCCGTGGCCGATTGCTGGCAACCAGCGGTTGCGCGTGGATCAGGCCATCGGAGACGCTCTGGCCAGACTGCACAGCTACGACGCAGGCCCGCTTGGCGTTGCCAAGGCCAGCACCGTCACGGGATCGCAAGAGGACCAGTTGTTCCCTGGAGCCGACGCAGCGTTGTCGACGGGATACGTTGGGCACGAACTGGCTCGCTACCTGACGGCACTGCGGCAGTCGCTGCGTCCATGCCACCACCTGGAGGCGGACGGCTCGCACCTTCGTTTGCAGGACCATCCGCAGCTGGTGTTCTGGGATGGCCGACCGCACTGGCACCACGGCGTGTCGCCGGATCGCCTCGGCAAGCCACGCAGCCCTTGGGCCGACGAACTGCACGGCTGGTGGGGTCCGGACGTGGAGCATGCGCTGTGCCAGACGCTGACGTTGGCCGCACGCACCACGGACAGCGATGCGTTGCAGTGGCAACTTCAGCACTGGGCACGCATCTACCAGTTGCAGTGGACCACGCGTCCTGGCTACAGCACCACGCAGACGTATGCGGCACGCGCTGTCGGCTACGAGTGCATCTTGGCCTGCAACCTGTGGGGTGCGTTGCGCGATTCGGAGTGCGCACGCGTTGTCCGCAACCACTGGCAGCAGAGGTTCGACACCGTGCTGAAGCCGATCCTGTCGGCCAAGTGGGCGAACATCTGGGACATCCGGCAGGACGATCCTCGTCTTGGCACAGGGCCGTGGTGGATGCCGTGGCAACAGGCTTTGGGAGCCTACGGGATGTGGCTAGCCTCTAAGACCTTCTTGTGCGAGGACGCGGCCTCCATCGCGCTGGATGCTGCGGCCAAGGTAGTGGACGATGCTTGGCTGCTGCGCGGCACTCGCTGGGTGTCGATGCCGCAGATGCCTGCCATGGGTCAGGCCGTGGCAACCGCAGACGAGTCGTTTAACCACTTCGGCATGTGCCTCGGGCCTGCGGTCGTGGTGATGCACTCCGAACGCAAGGACTGGCCAACCTACCAGAAGGCCAAGGCGATCCTGAACCAGTTGACCACAGACCAAAACCCCAAGGTCTGGTTGCCACCTGAACTCCAAGCATGACCCAGGAACTTCGCTCACGGAATCAGGCATCGCAACTCTACGTTCGCGCTCTAGGCGCAGCGTGGCGCAACGGGATCGAACTGCACGATCCTTCGCTCTGGCTCATCAAGGAGCCGGAGATGGAAGAGAAGATGCTGCGCGATGCGGACATCGCTCACGCAGTCGGTTTCCGCAGGCACCTGATCGCAGGCCGTCGATGGAACGTCATCCCCGCAAACGAAGGCAACAAGCGGTCGGCGTTGGCCGTTGGCGTGGCGACGCACCTGCTGCAACAGATCGAGCATTTCACGCAGGCTCGGCTCAATCTGGCCCGAGCGTTCTTCAGCGGCGCACGGTTTGCCCGCATCCATGGCAAGGTCAAGACGCTAACCCTTGGCGATGGCAAAGCCCGCAAGTGGTGGGTTCCCACGCGCCTGGAGGACATGGACAAGCGCATGTTCCGCATCACCCCGGTGCGCGACGAAGGCGAGCCGAAGATCCAGTGGAAGCAGTGGGATCTGCTCAAGGACGATTGGCGACCGCTGACCGTCGAGGAAATCGCGCTGACGGTGCGGCACGTCTACCAGGATGACCAAGCCAGCCTGGGCCACGGACGCGGCCTGCGCGAAGCGTTGGCGTGGTGGTGGTGGGCCAAGGAGCATGTGTTCCGCGAGTCGCTGCAAGCGGTCGAGCGGTTTGCTCAAGGCATCCTGACGGCGCAAGTCGACGGCATCCGCGATGCCACGACGGGCTTGCCGAACGAAGAACTGATCCGTGCGTGGAGGGACGTGCTGGAAGACCTGCGGTCGCGGCACGTGCTGGTTCACGACGCAGGCGACAAGATCGAAACGATCAACGGCAGCGGCGAGGGATGGCAGATGCTGTCCACGATGCGGTCGGAGCTTCGTTCCACGATCTTCACGCTGGTGCTTGGGGCGAACCTCACCACGTCAGCCAGCGATGGCGGTTCCTACGCGCTTGCAGAGATCCAGGAGAACAGCACCGAAGCGTTGATCCAATACGACCGCGAGACGCTGGAGGAGACGCTTACCAAGTCGCTACTCGGAGCGATCTGGTGGAAGAACCACTCCAACATGGTCGAGCTTGGTCTTCTGAACGAGAAGCCGAGGTTTGCGATCACCCAGGAGAAACGCAGCGACCCGCAAGAGCGTGCGCAGGTGGCGCAAACGCTGAACTCCATGGGTGTCGAGCTGTCCTTGCAAGACGTGCTGGAGCAGACGGGCTTCCGCAAGCCAGAGGCTGGGGAGGTTGTGATCCCGGCAGGTGGTCTTGCTCAGTCGGTCATGCCGACCACAGGTTTGGATCTGCCATGACGCAGTGGTCGGAAGATCGCGTAGACGACCTGCTGGAGTCCAAGAGCGGCAGCAGGGCAGAGTTGTACGCGGACCCGATCTTGGACATGATCGTTGCGCTGGTCCAAGGGGACCGCACGGGAGCAGCCGACGCTCGGTTGCGCCTGGGCACCGTCATGCGCGACACGACAGCCATGGGCGAGATCATGGGTGCGCGTCTGATGCTGCAAGACGCGTCCATGGCCTACGACAACGAGTTCAGGACGCAGACGGAGCAGGCCGAACGCATGCGGCTCTGGGCGTTTGCCAAGTCGCAGAACATCGTCCCCAAGCTGTCGATCACGGAAGCACTGGAAGCCCTGGTGCAGAAGACGCCAGTCACCCTGCGCAGGGCTGCGGACCGCACCGCGCAGCAGATCGCCAAGCTCTACTCCGAGCGGAACGTGATCGTGTTTGCTCGTAGTGCCGAAGCCACGGTGACCAAAGAGGTGCAGCGGCTGATCGCAGCAGGGATGAAGAAGGGACTGAGCGAAGGCGAGGTTGGTCGACAGATCGCCAAGAAGGTCAACGACATCCGCAAGCGCAGCCGGGAGTGGTCGCAGGCCTACGCTCGCATGGTCTACCGCACCAACGTCAACTCTGCGGTCACGGCAGGGCGATTCCGGCAGGCGCAAGATCCGGACATCAAGTCTGTAGTGCCTGCCTTCCGGTTTGATGCGGTCGGAGATGGCGACACGCGGCCAAACCACGCAGCAGGCGACGGAGTGATCCTGTCGGTGGACAACCCTGCGTGGGCAAAGCTGGCTCCTCCGCTGGGCTACAACTGCCGCTGCCAACTGGTTCACATCAGTTCCGTCGAGCTTCGCGCTCTCGGACGGCTGGACCGGAAGGGCAACTTCAAGCAGTCACGTATCCCGCCAGGGTTCCGAGCCGATCCTGGCTTCCAGCATGGAGGCCGACCCGACTTGGTGCGCCGATGACCTGGGAGCAAACCCGCCGAGACTTCTGCCGGATTGCGGCGCAGATGGGCGTCGCTAAAGTTGCAGACGAAATCCCTGCTGGCAGGGACACGGTTTACAGATTGATCCGTGGAACAACCGATCAGCCGACACGCGCCGTGAAGGCTGGCATCGAACGCATCGTCAAGGAACACACCGATGGCCCTGATCACTAACCTCTACACGGCTCCAGTGGCTGGGCCTCGTTCCGAATACCGTCGAGCGGTTGCGGCCTTCCAACGGCCTGCCGACACCACGGCATATGCTGCCAACGACGTAGTGTCGGACAGCAGCTCCACGGCTCGGGCCATCACGTTTGCAAACTGCGGTCTCAGCGGTTCGCTGCAAACAGCGCAGCTTGGAACAACGGACACGCAGGCTTTGGACTACGAACTGCTGGTCTTCAGCCAGGAGCCGACCAACTTCGTGGACAACGCAGCGTTGGCGTTGGTCGCTGGCGATCTGCAATATCTGGTTGGCACGTTTACGTTCAGCAACTTCAGTCGCCGTCCTTTGACGGCAAGCTACTCGGTGACGACCTACAAAGCTGATGTAGGAACTTTGATCACGGGTTCTGGCTTGTTGCTGGCACAGCCGTCACTGCCGTTTGTTACCGCGAGCGGATCGCTGTTCGGGCTTCTGGTGGCTCGCACAGGCCACACCCCAGCTTCGGCTACGCGCTACGACATCCACCTCGGCATTCACACCGGGAGGAACTCCTGATGCAGCCGTTCGCAGGTTACAAGGCCAGCCAAGGCAACGACGGAACGCTGATCGTTCACAACGTCCCGATCTTCGTCGAGTGCCAGCGAGGCGAACACGACTTCAGTCGGGAGTGGATCAATGCGGCGGTCGCCAAGGCCAAGCAGGGCGAAGCGGAAGGCTACCTTCCTCCGCTGCATGTCCGACACCACCAGTCGGGCAACGTGGACGATGGCGTTCGGCCTGCTGGCTACTTCCGCATCCTTGGAACAGGAATGCTGACCTTCAAGGGCAAGCCGTCCATGGCAGTGTTCGCGGACTTGCACATCACGGACCCCAGCGTGAAGCAGGAGGTCCTGAGCAAGCGGCTCCCGTATCGCTCGGTCGAGATCTTCGACGTGGACAGCCCTGCGCTGGACTCTCTGGCGTTGCTGGATCACGAAGCTCCCTACCTGGAGTTGCCGATGCTGATGGTGGCCGACATCGCTGAGTCGAACGCTCCAGTCACGGCCAGCAGCGGTGTCGCAAGTGCTACTTTCCACAACCCGTGGTTGCAGCGGCGCACCAACAGCACCCAACCCGTGGTAGCCTGCTTCCGTCGTGGCAGCAGCGCGATCCTATTGATCGAGGATGACATCAACATGAACAAGAAGAACGCTAAGCCATCCAAGTTCGCTGCCGATGAGCAGCCCGAGGATAAGAAGAAGCAGGACATGGCCTACGACACTGAGGCTCCGAAGCAGGAGGACCAGATGGAGGCCGTGAAGGAAACGGCAGGCGAGGACACCGAGAAGATGGCGGAAGCCATGATCGACGTGGCCGCGATCTGCGACGCGATCCGTGCTGGCAAGATGTCGCCGGAGGATCTTGCTGCGATCCAGGCCGCGATGTCGGAAGCGTCGGACGGCGAGGCTGAAGAGGAGGCCCCTGCTGCGCCGATGGGCGAGAGCATGAAGGCTGGCAAGCTGGGTGCGCAGATGGCGCGTCTGGCAGGTGAGAACGCTGCTCTTCGTGCGCGCCTGGACGAGCGCGAAGCTGCGGAGCGTCGCCGTGATGATGTCACAATGGCCATGGCCAAGCTCGAAGGCCGTCCGCTTGGGTCCGACTTGCAGGAGCGTCTGGCCCTGTTCCACAAGAACTACGGACCGGAAGCGTTCGCTGAATACGTCAACTCGATGGCGGATGCGTTTGGCGACCTGGACGGCCTGGACACCTACGGCGCACAGAACTTCTCGCAGTCGAAGGACTACATCCCTGCGGTGGCGATGAAGTGGCAGAAGGAAGGCCCTGATGCCGTCGAGCGTGCGGCGCGGTTCGCACGCGAGTGGAAGGACCTGAACAACCGTGGCCTGACTCGCCAGAGCGAGGAACGCTACATCGAACTCAACATGTCGAGGAACTGATCCATGGCTGCACTTACTGCTGCTCAGAATCTTGCCAGCCGTCCGCGTGCTGGCCGTCACTCGTTCATCGTCTCCAGCGGCCAAACCGTTTACGCGGGGACGTTGGTCGGCACGGTTGCCGCTGGCGGCCTCCAGGACTACGACAATACGTCCACGACGCGTTTCTGCGGGATCGCGCTGGAGACGGTGGTTGGTGATGGAACCAAGCAGTGCCGCGTGAACACCGAAGGCGTGAGCATCACGACCACGGTCGCTGGTGCTACGAGCATCGCGCTCGTCAACGCTCCGGTGTATGCGTCGAACAACAACCCTGCTGACTGCACGACGACCGCCGGGTCGTCTCCGGCAATCGGCATCATCACTCGGTGGATCTCGGGCACGACGTGCGAGGTCCAGCTGTATTCCATGATGGAATCGGAAGCCAAGATCTGAGGTCTAACCCATGACTACCGTCATCGCTTCATCGGTCCTGGCAAACGGCCTGCGCACCGAGTTCACGGACACCTACCTTGCGATCCAGAATCGGCAGGCGGACTCCCGCCTGTCGATGGTCATGGACCTCGGCATCGGTGCTACCAATCGCCAACACGAGTTCGCCTACTTCGAGGCGGCTCCGCACATGGCCTACTGGCAGCGCGGCACGGCCATCCCGCAGGACAACTTCGGGTCGGTGCAGTTCAGCGTTCCGGTCTACACCTGGGGCCGTCGCGTGGCGTGGCACAAGGAGGACCGCAAGGACGATCAAACGCAGTCGCTGTTCGACATGGCTCGCATGTGCGGAACCAGCGCGGCGTTGCTGCCTGAGCGGTTCTTCTTCGACCTGATCACGGGTTCGACGGGCACGCTCCCGGCGGTCCCGACTGCTCCGGACGGCGCGGCGATGTTTGCCACCACGGCAGGCGGTGCCAACCGCTTCGGCGTGTCCAGCGGCAACCTGCTGTCGGGCAGCGGTGTGGCTTCGGCCAGCGCGATCCTGACGGACTACTACAACACGCTGGAGCAGTGGAAGCAGTTCCAAGACGGCAAGGGTCAGCCGTTGCTGTCGGACGAAACCATCGACGCAGGCGTGATCTGCATCTTCGGTGCGGCCAACCTGGAAGCATTCGAGGAAGCGTTCCTTCAGAAGCGTCAAGGCACTGTCCTTGGCACGGATGCTGGAACCACGCCGTCCAACATCGTTCAGGATGCCAGCCGCAACGTGACGCTGTGGGCCTCGTCCCGCATCAGCGACAACGATTGGTATGTCTTCCTGAAGAACCCGCCGAAGAAGCCCACGTTCATCCTCGACCGCGAAGGCGTGCAGGAGTTCACGTCGCTGGAAGGCGACAACAACTCGGACCGCACCCGCGACACGGGCGAGGAATACGTGCAGTGGGAGCGTCGCGCAGGTGCTGGCATCGCGCTGCCGTTCGGCGCGATCAAGGTCAACAACTGATCGACTAGCGACCCGCTGGTCGCTGCTCTAGACTACGGGTCGCATCCTCGCTGTGAGGGTGTGACCCGTTTTCATTCATGAATCGGAGATGACCCGAATGAAGCCCGAGACCGATACGTTGATCCCGCCGACCAGCAACCCTGACGTGGGCAAGCCCACGACGCGAAGGACCTCCCGCCAGACCAAGACTCGCATCGCGGGCACGGATCTGGTTCCCAACCTGGACGCAACCAGGGAACTGAAGGGAGTCAACCGCAGCTACAAGTACTGGGTTGGCGTGACCCCAAGCTGCCCTGTCGAACACATCGACATCTGCGGCATCAACTTCCCCAAGGTGAACGAGCTGATCGTGGACGATCCGATGCGCACCAGCGTCAAGAAGCGCGTGCCCGTGATCGGAAGCGTCGTGGAGTTGACGGCCCAGAAGATCCAGATGATGCGTGATCGCTTGCCGCGCACGGTCATTCGGTTTCTGGACGATCAGGGAGTCACCAACGAGCCTGGAACCGGACAGAACATCGGAGACAACCATGTCCGTCCGAAGCGCGGCCACTTGATCACGATCCCGACCGATCAGGAGATCGAGGACCGACGCAAGAAGAACAAGGGCCTGCGCACCTACTCACCCAACAAGAACGACGTGCCTGCGGCGCGGTTCATGTTTGCGGTGCTGTGCGAAGACCAAGAGCGTGGCAGTCGTGGCGACTTCTACCCAGACGTTCTCGAAACCACGGGCCTTGAGTGGCCTGACGAACTGAAGTGATCCCATGAGCGGAACCCCGACCGAAGCGGAGATCCAGACGCAGTGGCGCAACGCCATCGGCGTGATCGAGTCCTTCCGTAACTACGTCGACACGACGCTGGCAGGAGCAGGCCAGAAGTGGGACGTGCTGTTGCAGAGCTTGGAAGGCGACTACACGCCTGCCGAGCTTTCGCGGTTTGCGTCGGCGTTCCGCTCCACCTGCTCCAGCCTGCTGACTCCAGGCACGGCTGCGAGCGTGGTCACTCCGGTGCTGTACGAGTATGCGCGCATCCTGAGTGCAGCTTCCACGGGATCGTTTGGCGGTGGCTACCGTTCAGCTTCCGAGATCTTCTCGGCACTCTACGAGTACTTCCACGCCAACAGCCTGACGGTTCAGTCGCGCAACATCACCTACGACACGACGGCAACGCTGGGAGCCAGCAACGTCGGCAACGGTGCCATCTCGCGTCTGACCGTTGACCAGAACAACTACAAGCTGGAGGCCTGCCACGTCGAGAAGAAGATCTTCCGCTGCCGTGCAGATGCCAACAGTGGCACGGAGAAGTGGGCAGAGGTCTTTGAGATCCTGGGGCAGGCATCGGCCTTCGACTCGATCCTGCGAGCCAGCTACGGCAGCGGCGAGACTGCTCGCACGACCATCGTCAGCAAGCACGCGGGCAGCGGCGCAGGAGGTTCGCTGCTCGCCAACTCGTCGTGGAGCGAATACAGCGCATCGGCCTCGCCCAAGTTTACGGGCTGGACGGAGTCCGCCGGAGGTGCGCAGGTCTCGCAAGACCTCACGACCTACTACCGCACCCACCCAGGTTCGAGCGTGCATGGTTCGCTCAAGATCACGGGAGGTGGCGGAACGGTTACCTTGAAGCAGCCGATGTCGGCGATGCGGTCGCGTCGGTTGGACCCAAACACGCCATACTTCCTGCGCATCATGGTCAACGCAAGCGCAGGCGTTGCGTCGGGCGGCAACATCATCTTGCGCCTTGGAAACAAGAGCGTGACCACGTCGGTTGCCTCGCTCTCTGCTGGATGGAACGAGATCATCTTGTCGACCGGACAGAACTGCTGGTTCCGCCGCTTTAACGAGGATCCGATGGACGTGGAGATCGAGTGGGCCAGCAGCAGCAGTGGCTATGTGCTGATCGACGACGCGATCTTTGCTCCGTGGGATTTGATCGACGGCACGTTCTGGTGCCTGCGGCAGAACGCTGCAACCCCGACCGCGTGGTTGATCGACGACACGTTGGAGTTCACGGACACTGGCGGTGCGCCGTCCACGGGCAAGATCCAATGGTGGTTGTGGGTCAGTGGCTACGGCTACCTTCCTTCGACCACGGGTGTTCCGACCTTCACCGACCCGACCTGAGCCATGGCAACCCGCAAGTTCATCCTCAACATCGGACAGAGCAACGCGGGAGCCAAGGCTGACTACGCAGCCTGGGGCCTGCTGCACGCGGGCCTCTACGTGGACTTTGCGGCTCTTCCGCTCTCGACGGACGTGGCCAAAGGCTATGCGGACACGCTGACGCTGCCTGGGACGTGGCCCGAGTTCCCCACGGTGTCGTTGAAGGGAAGCGCGGTCGATGCGATTCGCTACCTGACCTTCTACAACCCGAGCGCAACGGGCATCGCCTACCTTTCCTACCCAGGCACCATCCGTGCAACGGGCATCGTGGCCGTGACCTCCAGCTACGTGGACTTCGGCACGAGCATGAAGTGGCAGTTCACGCCGGTCGGTTTGACCCTGACGAGGCAGCGCACGGGCATCGCGCACACCGTCACCGCGTGGGGAGGAACGTCGGGAGCCGCATTTGCGGACCAGATCCGCGTGACCCCGGCGTTTGATCCACCTCTCGCGGTTGGAGAGCAGTTCACGCACGGCATCCGCGTGGGCACGAACAGCAGTGCTGGCGACTACATCTGCATTGACCCTCGCTACGGCGACGACTTCGGCACGGATGGAAGCTGGAACGGATCGCTAGCTGGGCTGCGCGTGCGGTGTGTTACGAGCGGACATGCAAACAACGTGGGCCTAGTGCGCTACGTCTCGTCGATCACGCTTGATGCAGGGATCACGAACGATGTGTTTGGTGCGCCACCTACGGTGCGCCTGAACTTCTCGGAGGCACTGCCTAACCATCCGAACGACGGTGACACCTTCGTCATCGAGCCTCCTCCGGTGGGGTCCACCGATGTGCCGTTCACGAAGTGGGCCTACTGGCTCCCGTGGTGCCCCATCGAGGGAAGAGCGGTCACGGCGATCGTGACATCCTCGGCGGTGGCTGCCGGGGTTGGAGGCGCAGAGTTCACGGTCGGATCAGGCCACGGCATCGTTGCGGGCCAATACATCAACGTCTCGGCACCTCCCGTGCCGCCAAGCACTCCCGCGCAAACCACCTACCAAGGCAACTGGTTGGTAGTGGGGACATCGGCCACGACGATCACGCTCGGAGTTGCCTACTCCGTGCCGCAGAGCGTGCCGCACTACCTGCGCTTGATGGGGAAGGTGAATCCTTACCCGCCGGGGTTCAACTACCCCAACCACGTAGACACGCCGCAACTCTACCAGCCCTACGTGGGGGAGACCTACCTCTACGGGGTGTCATCGCCGTTTGCGACAAGCGCACGCGCTGCTTACCACGTCGGCATGGCTAACCGGATCCAAGAGCGGATTGGTGAGACCATCTACGTCGTGTCGCTTGCGGTGGTCGGCGTGTCGCTGGCCCACAACGAGCTATACGTTCCCGCCGTCCTTCCGGTGCAAGCCATCGGATGGTTCGACCCCGCGCAACAGACGAGCTGGGCTCCCGGCGACCGCAACAACTGCTTTGCGCGGTTGATCGACACGTTGGACGCGGCGCGGCTGGCTGCGTTGCGTGACGGCGACGAACTTCAATGCGTAGGCATCTTCTTCGTGCAAGGCGAAGGCGATGCGGCCACGGCCCGCGAGGCATACGCACTGCGCTACGAGAAGAACCTCACGACGTTCAAGACGGCGGTGCGCACGGCCATCGTAGACGCGGGCTTGTTCAGCGGACCCGCATCCACGATCCCATGGATCCAACCCAAGATCAGCAACAGCGGCACTGCGCCGTCGTGGCCATACTTGGCGACGGTCAACGCGGCGATCCAAGCGGTAGCCGACGCGGATGACTACATGCGCACGTTCTCGATGGACGATGCGACCAAGATCACTGGCGACAACGCGCACTACGACCACGTGGGCATCACGTTGCTGGAGACGCGAGCGTTCGACGCTTGGGACGATGTCTATAACGGAAGCGAGCCTCCCTATGCGGAGTTGTGGAATGCTGTCCTGAGCGACTACGACCTGGACGGTCTAGTGACGTTGACCAACACAAGGGATCGGTCGGCAACGACCATCGACCACGAAGCGGGGCGACGCGCCGCGCAGGCGGTCATCGACCTGTTCCCGGTCTACGCGCAAGCTGAGTTTGACAACGCTAACCCGCAGCACGTTGAGGCTGCGGAGCTTGGCGTGATCGCAATGCTGTGGCGTCGAGGCGGAAGCGCGTCGGCCATCGAGAACGTCAAGTGGGACACTGTGTTTGGCGACGATGGCTTGATCGCCAAGATCCGCAAGACGCAACCTCGTGGACGCATTCGGCCTTCCTCCAACTCCGGCACGCAGCAAAGCAGCGAGTTGAACAGCGACGGCAGCAAGATCTACGGCTGGAGCGATCCGGCTGGCATGCCTGCTGGCTTCCTATCGGCTCCCAAGAGCGCGGAGGACTGATGTCTTCCCGACGCGGCACAGCCAAAGCGTCGGGTCGCTTGGCAGCTATCAAGGAGCTGATGCAGCAACGCAAGACGTTGCTGAAGCAGATCGGCATCTTGATGGTGGCCGAGTCGCAGAACGCATTCAAACTGCAAGCGTTCGACGGCAAGCAGTGGCCAGCCCGCAGCAAGATCAACACGGCAGGCATCCTGAGCGACTTTGCACAGGGCAAGGACAGGCCGCCGAAGCGTCGCTTTGAGACGCGGCCTGCTCTGATCGACACCGGAGCCTTGCGCAAAAGCATCGCCTACAAGGTGACCGGAGCTACCGTCAAGGTCGGTAGCGCACTCAAGTACGCGTCGCGGCACCAAGGAGGAGGCACAACCCCTGGCATCGAAGTGACGCAGACGATGCAGCAAAAGATGGCTAAGTGGCTGCGAAGGCAAGCCAAGGATGTCAAAGCCAAGCTCGGGTGGTTGCTGAACAAGAAGTTCACCAGCCAGAAGATCAAGACCAAGGTGCCGAAGCGTCCGTTCGTCGGGTTCACCTCGCAGACCAAGAAGACCGTCAAGAAGGCTCTTGGCGTGTCGATTTCCAAGGCTCGCTGATGGCTTCCAACGTCAACAAGATCATTCGTTCTCCTGGCAAGCTGGTGGTCGGTCCGACCGATCTGGCTGCTGCCTACCCATACGGAGGCACCGAAATCGGCTACACGAAGGCCATCGTGGTGCAAAGCACCATGGAGAACTTCGTGGTGCAAAGCGAAGGCCTTGGCGAGCCAACCGATATCTTGCAGGCGTCGCACTCCTGGGTGATGTCGTGCTTTGTGCGTGGTTGGGATGACAGCGCGTTGGCGTTGTTCCACGCGGACCACTACAGCCTGGGTGCGGTGACGCGCCACGCGGTGTTCACCGTGCCTGCACTGGCAACTCCAGGAACCAGCGAACTGGACGTGACCAGGAAGCTGCTGTTCGTGCCGGATGACGTGGTGAACGTGCCAGCCATGATCGCCTACAGAGCGTCGCCGGAACTGGGGGACGAAGGGTTCACGTGGTCGCGCACCCAGGAGCTTGGCGTGCCGATGTCTTTCCGGCTCCTGCGCGGTTCGACAGGTAAGATCCTGCAAATCGGTCGGCTGGCCGACCTCTCGGTGACCTGATGTTCCAACGCAAGCGCAAGGTGGCTCTGACCAACGATGTCTACTCCAGGTGGCTACGCGCCCAGCGTCCGCCCATGGACTTGTTTTGCGCGTTGACGCAGATCGAGCAGGAGCAGTTAGCCATGCTCGGAGACGAATACGTGCAGGACGTGTGCGTGGCTCTGGGATACGCAAGTCAGCATCCCAGAGCAGCAGAAGCAGGCCTGGACCAAGAGCGTGGTGGCAGCGACGGGGAGGTTCAACTGGCTGCGCAGTTGGCCAAGAACATCGCAGCCAAGATTTTGACGCAGGCAGCTCCAAAGCAGGCCGTGCAGATGCCGATGCCGTCTGGACGCAGGACGTTGTTCGGCCAGCGGGCTGATGAGGTGCCGAAGTGAACCCGTGGCAGCTTGCCCAGCAGATCAAGCACAAGCTGCAAACGGTGACGTGGGCAGCGGGATCGGCTCAACCTGTGTTCGGAACGCGCAGCGTGTTCGTCTACGGAGGTGCGCCGCAGGACGAGGAGTTGCACCCAGGGTTCCCGTTTGCCCTGGTCACGATGGACAGCGGAACTCCGGACACCGACCACCCTGACCTGATCGAACAGCAGTTCACGGTCGTGACGTGCGTGGAGGTGGCTGGTGACCCGATGGGCGAGTTTGCCATCATCGGAAGCAGCCGCACCGACGCAGGTTCCAGCGCAGGCGCAGGCATTGCGGAGGTGGCGGAACGCGTGCGGTCTGCCGTCCAGTCGCTCACAGGCATCGACGGAGCCAGCATGGTGGTCAGCGGCCAAGGGGTCACGGCACCGCAGCAGATTGGCAACGGTCGCCATGTGGTCTACGACAGCTTCGGCGTGACCGCGATGTGTAGCTCGCGTCCCTGGTATGCGGAGCCGCAACAGCTGAACCGAAACGCACTGGTGCTGTCTTGGAGCGGAGTGCAATGCTCGTCGCGGTTTGACTTCCTGCGCTACAAGTTGACCTACCGCAGTGGAAGCACGCCGCACGAAACGCCTGACGTTGCAACGACGATCTACACCGGGACGGCAACCAGCTACACGGCAACCAGCATCCCGGCTGGCATCTACACCTGCTTTGCGGAATACGACGCAAGGCGAACTGGGTCGGCTACGGCGGCAAGCGACGGAAGGATGGTCGGGAGCTTCTTGGTGGTCTGATGGCTGACCTGATCATCATCCCTGAGCTTGATGACCCCGGTGTGATCACCAAGCAGGCCGAGGTTCGTCTGCGTCGGCACATCGACCATCAGATGCAACGAGGTGGCTTGCGAACGATGATGCGCATGAAGCGGATGCGCGCCTACCTTCGCATGGCCCGCATGGCTGCGGCACGTGGCTCCATGGGAGCAGGAGTGCGCGGAGCAATGGGCATGGGGCGAGCCGCGCTTGCAAATCCTGCGGTGGCTGTGGCCGCAGTAGTCGCTGCTCTTGGCGTGGTGGCGGTTCGCTTGTTCACCGACAAGCCGTTTGAGACTTGGGGATACGAGATCGAAGAGTTCCTGCTTGGCGATACTCCGTTGGAGGCACGCGCAGGCATGCGCGCACGCGAGGACTTGCTGCGCACGACTGGATCGCGTTCCGCTGCGGTAGCAGGAGATCCATACCTCAAGAAGCGGTTCGACATGCTCAAGTCGATGGAGGTCGATCAACTTCGAGGAGAGCGTCTCATCAGGCAGAAGATCGGAATCAACAGCATCGTGGATGTCGCGGTGGTCAAGGGAACCATGGCCATCGCTAGAGCCAAGCTGACGGAGTTCGGCATCCCTGACAAGGTGACGCGCGTGAAGAACCGGCTTGACGACATGAGCATCTACTCGGCTCCATTTAAGTATCGGTGACCCATGGCTGAGAAAGCAGAAGTCGAAGTCCAGCTAGACACAAGCCGAGCCAAACAAGCACTCGATGGGCTTGTGCGTCAAGCTGGCGTGCAAGCCAAAAAGATCGGCGGCATGATTTCGGGCGGCATTAAGCGAGGCATCGCCGCATCTGGCATCGACTTCGATGTTGGATCGCAGATGAAATCAGCGTTCAGCGGACCGACGAACTCTGCCGTGTCCGACATCATTTCGGAGACCGTTACTCCCTACGCCAACCAGTTCATGAACTCGATCTTTGGCGACATGCCGGTCGAGGCGCGTGCAGCACGAAATGCGCGCGATGACCTGATCTCGACGTTCGGCATGACCGCAGGCCGAATGGACAACATCACGCCAGGGATGATGGCCTACTTCGAAAACCAGAAGCAGGTGCGTCAATACGAAGAACATGGGCGAATGATGATCGAGAGCAACCCAGCCTTTTACGGACAGGCACTTCCCAACTTGATCGACAAGGTCGTGACCCAGCTGGTTGCAGCAATCAGCAAAGGGTTCGACAAGCTTCTGGAAGGTTTGGCCCCAGCTAACTGGTTTGGATAACCATGCCGATCACCAACCCTTTCTCGATCACCTTCGGTGGCTTCACGGCTGGCGGGTCCACCGACTACCAGTTGCACGGTCCATACGTGCTGAACAAGTCGCATCAGAGCCTCAAGCTGGGCTTTGATGTCATCATCAGCGGAACCAGCTACGCGGACTTGCAGACCAAGGCCAACGCGGTGGAGTCGGCCTACACGAAAAGGCTGACTCACGGAGAGACGTTGGTCATCTCGCTCGACGGCAATACGTGGACCTACACCATGGGCAGCACGATGCTCAAGGCGTCCGCAGAGGTTGTTAAGGCTGGCAACGCGGAGATCGACAAGGGCACGGCCCGCTCCTACACGGTCGCCATCGACGCGGAACTGCCTGCCGCCGCTAGCAACAATCTGCGCGACCTAGAGGTCATGGTGGAGTTGCAGGCCAACAGGCAACGCACGGTGACCATGCGCGGAGTCTATACCGCCAGCGCAAGCGGCAGTGCGGTCGCCAACTACTCGGCCAACTTTGATGCGGAAGCGTTGCTCTATCTGACGGCCATCGACCCCACGGCCACGTGGGAACTGGTGAACGAGACGTTCACGATGGACCGAGAAAAGAACGGCAGCACACCGCGCAGCAACACGTGCCCGTTCACGCGGCAATACACGGAGTTGCTCTACGACCAGCGCATGAGCGTGCGCGACGATCCGGCGATCCGAGATCACCGCATCTCGTTCACGGACATGGCCAACTTTCCCGGCGATGCCGAGGCCGATGTCTACCGCTTGCGTCGTGCCAGTGGTGCCTACGAGTGCAGCGTGGATCGCAGCGTGACGCAGGACTTGAAAACCGTCTACGAGACCAAGCTCAAAGACCACATCAAGTTGCTGTTCGAGACCACCTACCAACCCATCGTCTACGGGGTGGAGGACTTGCGCGTGGCCTACGACTTCACGGGCAACCGAGTGCAGGTCACGTTCCAGTTCTTGTATCAGCCCAGCGGTGGAACGCAGGTGGTCGAATCGAACCTGAGCGTGACCTACCGCGAGAACCGCACGTTGGACATGACTCCGGTCCACAACGGCAACGAGATGGCGTTTAACGTGGACCCAGGGTTCACCATCGTCGAGCGCATCTGGAACAGAAGCTCGCTGATCTTGGAACAGATCCAGGAACCGAACACGCGCATCAGCAACATGACGCGCAAGTCTTCCAGGATGACGATGATGCCATCGGTGGGAAGCGTTCCTAGTCCGGATCGTCGTTCGGGAGGGGTCAGCAACGGAGTGGGCAGCAGCCCGATCTTCGTTCCAGGATCTGGAAGTCCAGGAGGTGATGGATGGCACACCGTCAACAGCACCTCGGAGATCCGTCCGGTGTTTATCGGTGATCCCACGTTTGGAGCGCAAATCAGGGCAACGCACGTGACCGACACGGTGGTCGAACACTACGCGGCAGATCCCGAGTCGAGCAGCAACCCAGACTTTCCGTTCCCCGGTCGTGGTGGTGGCCTTGGCAACACAGGGAATCCCAACTGATGAGCAAGGCAAGCGTGACTTTGGGCGGTGTAGCTATTGCGGCCAACACCGGATTCGCGTGGAGGCTCATGCCAGGAGTCGCTCCGTATCAAACCACGGTGCAGTTCCACAAGGAGGACTGGTCGCGGCTGAAGAGCAACATGGGCAAGCCGCTTGAGTTGAAGCTCAGGAACGCTGAAGGCGACACCGAGGTCTTCAAGGATGTCTACATCCTGCACGAAGTTGCCACCGACTCGCTGTTCCGCACCACGGTGGTAGTGTCCGACAAGCGATGGAAGTGGGGATACAAGCTGATCTGCAAGGACTACAACATCCAACGCAAGACAGGATCGCGCCAAAGACTGAGCGGAACGGTGCCGTTGGAGGCCGAGCAAACCGTAGATCGCTACGACTACCTGCCGCATACCATCAACCAGCAGACCACGCAGAAGTGGACCGCCAAGGAGATGGTCGAAGACGTGCTGGAACTGCTAGAGCCCAAGATCGAAAGCCGAGGACGCGATCCGGACTACCAGTGGGAAGTCGAGTCATGGCCGTTGCCCGACGCGGCGCAAGGAGACGAAGAAGGAACGCTCACCGTCCGCGATCTGCAACTGCGCGACAACGGCGACCACGCGTTGGCGCGTGCGCTCGAACATGTGCCTGGGGCAGATGTCTACGTTCGGCAAGATGGGACCATCTGCATCTACGATGCGTCGGCCATCGAGAAGGCCCGCGACTACAAGGAGCGATTGCCTGTTCCGCAACGCGACGGCGACGTGCCTGTGTGGGTGGATCGAAAGAAGATCCGACCGAGCAAGGTGAGCCTGCTCTACCAACGCGAACTCGAACTGATGTTCACGTTCGAGGACAACTGGAACAACACCGTGACTCGTCCAAACCGCGACGAGCCGTTCCTGGAAAACGTCATCCCGACCGTGGACCGCGAGACGCGCATTCAGATCTGGGATCCCGACACCAACCAGCAATCGGAAGCCACAGTTCCTGCTGGCACATGGGTGCGCATCGACGAGTGGCTTTACGCCATGAACGAGGATCGCCCTGTCAACTGCCCGTATCCGTGGACGTTCGAGACGGTGCAAGTGCTGTGGATGGGAGGCGACCTAGACAAGGGATGGGGAGGCGGTCCACAAGACTTGGAACCGGATGCCAACATCCAATCGCGCATCGACGCGTTCAAAACGCACTTCAGGCGAACCTTCCGCATCAACCCGAGGTATGCGCGAAGGTTTGAACAGATCAAGGCGATCCGTGTGGCAACGCTGGACCCCGTGACCGGAGCTAGATTGCCAGCGGCGGTGTGGGGTCAGGCATCACACATCCCAACGCAGAAAGGAACTCACATTCGAGGAACGCAAGGCAGGCCGCGTGCCGAGGCATTTAACGTCGACTGGATCGGTAGCAATAGCGACACGCAGCTACTGAACGACGTGCCGATGCCAGTTCGCGTTTCAATGCTGGATGAAGACTTGGGAATCTTCTCCGTGGAGTTTCTGGAGCATCCGTATGGGCTGATTCAGTCGTGGAACATGGGGTTGATGGAAAAGCAGCCTGGGCAACCGGGAACTCCTACGCGAGACCTGGAAAAGCAGGAAGACATCGCGGTCGGTTACGGCATGGCAATGGAAGGAGCGACCAACAGCATCGCGTTGTCACGCCGCATGAAGATGAGAGTCGTGATGACCGTGGTGCCGAACGCACCGAACAGCGAGTTGCAGTTCCACCGCAAGACTGTCACGGCCTCGGAGATCTCGGAGTTGTTTCGAGAGGAGCTTGGCATCGCCTCTGGCGACGGGCCAGAGATGGAAGTGTTCGTATCGCCCAGCGAGGCCACAGCACGCTACCAACTGACCAACACTGAAGAGGCCAGCCAGATTCTTCCGCAACTGCTAGGTTTGATCGGTGACGGCAAAGGCTACGACCCAGCGCAACAGCAGCAGCAAGGCGGACAGGGCGGCAACTCAAGTGGAGGCGGTGCAGGTGGAGGCCAACCGCCATCGGAGTTGCCGGGGTGGCAACAGGTCAACGAGGAGCGGCACTTGGACGGGCACGCCAAGGCCATCGCTGCTAGCGTGCTGGTGAACTTTGCTGACAGCTTGCTGGGGTCGCTGGTGACCAAGATGCCACCACGGATCAGCGGATCACGCGACAACGCCAAGTTGATCGGCAACATCGCAGACATCACCTACCGAGTCGGCGGGTTCCCGAGCGGAAAGGTGGATGTGGTCCACTCGTTCCCAGGACAGCAGCGACCGATCAACCGCATGGCTCTGCTGCCAAACGCGGCGCGTCGTTACTTGCTCCGGCAGATCCCTGGCTGATACCGTGATGCCATGACGCACATCGCAGACCGCATGCAGACCGGATACTTTCCGCTCCAGGACTGGGCAGCGGAAAGCGACGGGACCAGCATCAGCAACCGCTACTCCATGGCGGGTGTGCGTATTGCTAGCACCGGATGGGTCGAAGGTGGCGACCAAGATCCCGTCCTTCGGTATGCCAGCGATAACAACTTTGGCACCGTAGGAGACATGCATCCGTGGCTGTTCTGGCAGACGGAGGCCAAGAACAAGCGTGGCATGGGGTCGTGGGCACAGGTCTACCCAGCGTTGTCGGTGCGCAGCCATCCCTACTTCCGCATCGCCTACGCGCAGCCAATCCGTGACGGCGAGTATCGCACGGACATGCGCTACAAGGAGAAGGCCATCCAGCAAGCAGATGCGCTGCCGCAGATCCCGGGTGGCGCGTTGCTGCTGATGACTGGCGTGACGGACGAGTTTGCCAACGCTCCGTTGGCCATGTGGGCTGACCCGAGACTGATCGCAGCATCGGCGGGTGGGCCTGCGGAGTGCGGCACCATCGTCTGCGACCTTGGTCCAGACGGAGAAATCTGCATGGGCGGTGCTTACAGCCCTGGCATCGGCGGTCGCCATGCGCGTCTGCAGACGTTGGTGCGTGTGGTCCGCTCAGGCATGGGTCAAGGCCTAGGCGGTCTTGGTGCCACGGGCAACGTGCTGGCCTTGAACTACGGTGCCAGCCTGCAAGACGGCATCCCAGGATACGGAGCCATCTGGGGTCCGATTGACCAGTCGGGTCCGACAACTCCTGGTGGCGGTTCAGGAGGCCCGATCACTCCAGGAGGAGGAGGCGGACCAACTACCGGACCACGGAGAGAAGCTGGCCCGACCGATGAACTGCACGACGTGTTGTCGGATCCGCACCACCGAACACTGGATCGCACGCGGTACGACAACGCTGATCCGGCAACGCAGGTGCAGCACAATGGCTTCAGGCCATATAACGGCACCGTGTTCAGTCGGGAAGGGTTGGTGACCGATGAGCCGAAAACTCCACGTGAGTTCGGTGACGCGATTGCAGATCCAGATTCTGGCTACGGCACAGCCTTCATGCACATGCAGGCAGGTGGTCCGATCCATCTGGGAAACCGAGGAGACAAGCATCGCCTAGGCCAAGACGCGGACGGCAACCCTTGCAACGCGGCGCACATCAGCACGAACGCGCTGTTCTACAACACGAACTCAAAAGACGCGCCGCTAGAGTTTTCGCAGACGGACTATCGAAACGGTCAAGACTTCCCGTTGCCGAATCGCGTCTACCTGTCTTACGACGCTAACGCAACGCACGGATGGGCGCGTGGGTCGGCGCAAGGTTTGTGGCGGTGGTGGACAACGGCTCCGTTTCTGGAACCGGACAGACAACCACCCACTACTCCAGGCGATCAAGGTGGTGGCGGTGGTGGCGGTGGTGGTCGTGGCGGTGGCGGTGGCCGTGGTGGCGGTCGCGGCGGTGGCCGTGGCGGCGGCGGTCCTGGTCCTGGTGGTCCAGGTGGCGGAAAAGGTCCGACCACAGGACCGCGCAACAAGGGACCGGAAGGCGGTGGCCCCAGAGGTCCAGCCACGCCGCGCAGCACCAAGGGAGATGATGGTCCCATCAAAGGCAAGACCGTTGGTGAGCCACGCAGGCCATTCCAAGGGCTGAACAATCCAGATCCTCGGTGGGGATGGGATCCGATTCGACAGGAGCCATATGACTTAGAAAAGGGTCCCAAACCACACACTCCAGGTGGAGGTGCGGTGCCTGCAAAGCCCAAAGGTCCAACCACCGGACCGCGTGGCACCACGGGAGGAGGTCAGACTCCTGGCAAGCAGTATCCAAACGGCGGAACGAACAACCCTGACGGGCAAGATCCCAACGGCCAACCCAACGATCCTGGCAGCGGCGGCGACGGTCTTTGCACTGGACCGCAGGAACAGGAAGCCAACCGTCCTGACTACCAGTACGCGGACCGCATCCAGCAGCAATACCGAGCCGCACCGCACCTTGGCCAAGGCGGCACCTACGCGAACGATCCGCGTGCGCAGCTAGGGCGGTTGTCGGGATGGAACCCGCTGACGCACCAGCGTGAGGTGCGTGCTGGGATTGTCGAAAGCGTAGGAGCGACGAACAACGAGGATCGTGGCCTCTACACCATCCACCATCCGTTCCACACATCGTTTGCAGGCCTGAGCTTCAGGCCGCAGCTGTGGAAGCTCGGATACCCAAACGTCGAACGCAACCCGCAGTTGACCGAAACGATTCTGCGGGCAGACGAACGGCGCAGGCCTAGCGTGCTGGTGGCGCATGCCTGGGGAGCGCAGTCCGATGCGTCTCCAGACTTCGCGCACGTTCAGCTACCGATGGACTCGCGTGCGCGTGGCGGCACAGGTCATGGAGGTCTGGTGTTGCATCCTCCACGCTTCGAGATGGAGGACTACTTCGGCATCAACTCGCAGGCGAATGTCGAGGACACCACCAGCGCGTTGGCGACGCGCAGCTACTTGCTGGCTGCTCCAGGAGTGTCGTTTGCGCTGGGCAAGCCCAAGGCGGACGGCGGGCTTCAACCAGGAGGAGTCACCATCGGTCGTGACTACACGCTCCCGACCAAGCCGATGGTCGTGAACTACGACAGCGTAGAACTGATGCGCGGCTTCCAGAGCGGAAGCGAAGTCATCGTCGAGTTGGCGCAAGGAGGCAGCACAGCCATCAAGCTGCCCTATGGCACCAACGCGCAACGACCGGCAACTCCTGCCCGTGGGCATGTGCGCATCAACACTTCAGGCGCAGCGGATGTGTTGGAATGGTGGAACCCAGGAACTAGCGCATGGGTATCGGGCGGCGGCGGTGGCGGTGGCATCAGCGGCATCGACTGGTACGACAACGGCGTGCTGGTCAACAACAGGCCAGCCGTAGACATCTCCACGAACGGAGCGTTGTCGATGAGCATGAGCGACAACCCTGGGTTGAACAGGGTTGACATCATTCTCAAGGTCGATCAAGCAGCTCTGACAAGCATCGCTCCTCTGACCCCTGCGGCAGACAAGCTGGCCTACTACACGTCAGGAACTGCCGCAGCGACCACCGACCTGACTGCGTTTGCGCGCACGCTGCTCGACGATCCCGATGCCGCGACCATGCTAGCAACGCTTGGCTTGTCTGGCTTGGGCGGAGCGCAGGGCACGGCAACCATCGACTTCGGTTCGTTCCCCGGTGCATCCGATGCGTCGGTGACGATCACGGGTCAGACGGGCATCGACAGCCTTTCCAGCAACGTGCAAGTGTGGATGCGTGCCGAGGACAGCACCGACCACACGGCGGAAGAACACATGGTGGAGACCATCGCGCTGTTCGCTACCGACATCGTGAATGGTGTTGGCTTCACCATTCGTGCTTTCAATACTTCTCAGGTCAACGAGCCACTGACCTCGGCAGGTGCATCCAACTTCCGCTCCGCTGCGACAACGGTCTACGGGACCGGAGAGAACAGCATCGGCGGCAAGGGCACCTTGATCTGGGGCAAGTGGAACATCAACTGGCGTTGGAGCTAACACATGGCGATTCAAGTTCAGGGTAACGGCGGCACGGTTGCCGAAGTCGATGGGACCGTCTACCGAGCGATGCGCACGACGTTGCGTCCGCTCGACTACGGCGCGCTCGGCTCCTACCGCATGTCGCTGCTCACTGGCACCATGGCAGCGGGCCTTGCTGCGAACTCCGAAGTGTTCCAGTTCCGATGGACGGACGCGTCCAGGTTCTGCGTCGTCACCTCGGTGCTGTGGGACGGCTTGTCGGGTAGCGCGACCGCATTCACGGCTGGCTTCGGCAAGGTGGACATGTTGGTGGCTCGCTCGTTCACGGCAGACGGCAGCGGCGGCACAGCCGCTACCGTGACGGGCAACAACCAGAAGATGCGCACAAGCGGCATGGGCGCGACGTTGCTGGGCTCGGCGCGTATTGCCTCCACGGCTGCGTTGGGCACAGGAACGAAGACCTTGGACTCGCAAGCCGTTGGCCAATACTCGGCAGCGTTCGGCACGGCGACGAGCACTCAGTGGATCCCGCAGATCGACTTGTTCCACGCGGACCCAGGTGGTGAGTCGCCGTTGATCCTTGCACAGAACGAAGGGTTCGTGGTCCGAGCAACCGTGCCTGCTACTGGCACGTGGCAAGGTGGAGTGACTGTCTGCTGGACGGAACTCACCTCCTACTGACATGGCGAAGATCGTCGTGTCGCATCCGCATATCGAGACCGAGGGATCGGCCATCGAGTATTGCGTCGCCTACCGGTTCACAGAACCAGTAGTCGGCGTCCTCGATGGCGAGGTTGGCTACGAGCCAGACCCCGGTCTTACCGAGGAGCAGATCCTCGACGAGTTGAAGGCACAGGTGGTCGCTCACGCCAACCTGCAAACATCTAACGTCGCGGCCTTCACGACCGCCGACCTTATCATGTGGGAGACGTAGCCGTGGTAGATCACAAGCAGCAGTGGGATCGGTGGTTTAAGCTCGCGTCGATTGCGACCACGAGCGTCGTGATCCCCGGCATCGCGTGGGCGTTCCAGATGTCGCAAGATCTGGCGGACGTGAGAACGCAGGTCAAGATGTTGGCCCATCAGATGGACTCGGATCGACGCGGCATGAGCGTGCTACTCGAAGAGATGAAGCAACTCAGGTCTGCTGTGGATCTGCTACGCTCCGACATGTTGCAACGCTTGACCCGAGTCGAAACCCGAATCGAGAACCGATGATGCGCTACCTTCTAGTTGCCGTTGTCCTTCTTCTGCCGTCGTGCGGCATCTACACGCGCCTGAACGAAGCGGTGGATCGCATCGACGTGGCGACCAAAGAGGCCGATCAAGCGTTGGCTGGAGTGCAGCAAGGTCTTGTGGCCATGGGCGAGAAAGGCCAGCAGCTCGCGGAGAAGGTTGAGCAAGTTCGCACGGCGTTGGCGCAGGCCGACAAGAACGCGGATGGCCGCGTGAGTGGCGTCGGAGAGTGGACGGAGCTTGTCTACCAACTGCTCGCGCTGCTCGGCGTCGGTGGCTACGCGGTAGCGACAAACGCAAAGCGGCGAGCCAACACCCAGGAGATCTATGCGCAACTCGATCAACTCAAGGATGCTGTGCGCGGTGGCGGCAACGCTGCTGCTCAGTAGCTGCGCGACCAGCAAAGCAGTAGCTGAAGCACCGCTGGAGTTCTGGGTCACCTTGGAACGGATCACCATGGCAATGGGCAGCGACCTGGAGTCGTTGCTCTGGATTCTCGGGTTGTAGCTCGACAGAATGCGAGCATGACGAATCCGACGAGTGACCCAGTTCCAGAATCCGCACCGCAACTGACTCCGCAGCAGCAGGCGCAGCAACGCGCACAAGAATGCGGCCAGCGCATCATGCAGCTGTGCGCGGAGTATCGCTGCCGCATCGTTCCGTTCCTGAGGCCTTTGGAGCCTGTGGGAATGGATGGTTCACGGGCACTGCTTCAGGCCAGCTACGGTGTGATCCCCGATGACGTGTGATCCGCTGTCGTTGACGCAGGACGCATACCGCACGGAAGAACGCGCACCGATCCTGCCGCAACGCTACCGACGTGCCTTGTTGCACGTGGTGCGCGACGCTTTGCCAGCAGCAACAGCCAACGAGCTAGGAGCATGGATGGAAACCCATCGCTGCGACATGGAGCGCGTCGATGCGGAGGATTCATGGGGATGGTGGATGCCGCAGTTCGATCAGGACGGATCTGCCTTCACGGCTGTCATTCGAGCAAAGGTCACCGAGCATTTAGAAGCGGCCTGCGCCGCGTGCGTGGTGTCTCCGTTTGATCTGCAACGGATCGACATGTGGGGAGCCTTGCATCATCACGCAGACTGCGAGCCGTGGCACGATGATGCGATGCTGGACGGAACGCAGGTGGCGTTGACGCGGCGCATCTCCTGGTCGATCACGCTGCACAGCGACCCCAAGATGTTCGACGGTGGGCACATGGAGTTCGCGGACGGCACCAAGGTTGAGCCGCGTCACAACCAGCTAGTCTTCTGGCATCCGGTGCAGCAATACCGCATCGCGCCCATCGAGTGCTACGCATCGCGTGCGCTGCACGGACGTTGGGCCGTGCGCGGATGGGTCCACGGTGTTCCTCCCGAGGGATGGGCCGACAAAGTGTTGACGTTGCGAGGCAACCAACAGTAGGTCACAGGTGGTTGTTCACGACTAGGCTCTACATCTAGTTGTTGACCGCTGCTTGTCTAGTTGCTAGAGATAGATCAGCACACCGCTGGGCGACCGAGACCGCTTTCTGACCGATAGCGTCCCCTTCCATCCTTCCTACCTGCTCGGTCGCTCAGCTTTTCTTGCCTGCGTGTTTACACGCGCACGGCGGTGGATTATGGGTGCCCGCGCTTGCGACTGCCCGCGTAGTGCCATGCGGGCAACCAGTCTCCCCTGTGGTCAGCAGGGTGATCCATGCGATTCGTCACCCTTGGATCCGCAAGTGGCCCGAGAGGGTGTTCGCTACGTTCGGCACTGGACGTAGCGGACTTTTCTGGTGGTAGGTGGATGGATGGTTGAGTTCTACGTCAAGGTTCACAAAAGCATGTTGCTGTCCTCGATCTGGGATGAGGACGATGCGACGCGCATCACGTGGGTGACGCTACTGATGCTGTGCGACCAGAGCGGCTACGTAGGTGCCAGCATCACGGGCATCGCACACATGGCACGGTTGTCCATCGAGCAGACGGAAGCTGCGATGCAGGTTCTGATGGCTCCAGATCCTGCCAGTAGAAGCAGAGCACACGACGGGCGACGAGTTGTAGTCCATGAGCGTGGCTACCTGCTGGTCAACTACGTCGCGTTGAAGGAGGGGGAGGACGAAACGACGCAGCGTGTGCAAGCGCGTCAGGCTTCTCGCAGGCATCGAGCCAAGGAAGCGTCCACCGAAAGCAACCAACTAAACGCTGAAGGTGGTCAGAGCGACAACTTGCAGGCCACCTGTAAGGCTATCAGATCAGATCAGATCAACATCAGTACTGCACCTGAACAAGTACAGCGCGCAGCAGGTGTTGAGGTTCCCACAGATGTGCGTGAGGACGTGTGGGTGGAGTGGAACAAGCTGCGCAAGACCTGCAAAGCACCTGTGACCCCGACAGTGTTGACGATGCTGCGCAACGAAGCGCAGAAGGCCAGCATGAGTCTAGAGGCGGTCATGCAGTTGTGCCTGTTGCGTGGTTGGCGTGGGTTTCAGGCGTCTTGGGTCCAAGGCAACGACCGCGCATCGCGTGAACCGAAGCACGGGTTGCCGTTTCAGGCACAAGCAAAACAGTTCATCAAGCCAGACGGGTCGCCAACGGTTGGTGACTTGTCTAGCTACATGAGGAAGAAAGGAGACGGAACGTGACGAGTTTGGAAGAGTGGTTGACCACAGAGGTAGCCAAGCACCCGTTCATCGAATGGGACACGCCGACATGCCATGCGAAAGGTGCGCCGACATGGCACGGCAAGTTGCGCACGGTGGATGACCTGAAGCGCACGCGCATCTGCACTACGATGCACGTTGACGAGATGACCAAGGTGGAGGTTCGCTGCCCTAACTACGGGCGCAGCTTTGTTTCGTGGGATCTCATCGTTTGGCGCGATCACCCAGCCCACGCGGACAAAAGCGAAACCGCAGGTTGGAGCAGATGTCCTGAGTGCAACAACAGGATCGAACGCGAGCAAGGCGCATGGTCGCAACGGCAGACCGAGTTGCACAACTACGCGGCGAAGGAGCAACGCGAACGTCAGGAGCAGGCGGCGATACCGGAGCGATACCAGGACAAGACCTTTGCGACGTGGCAAAGTTCAACCGACGCGCAGAAGCAAGCGTGCGATGCTGCATGGCACTACGCCGATAAGTTTAGAATCGCTGCTCGCAAGACTGGCCGTTGCATGTTGTTGACTGGCAACATGGGAACAGGCAAGACGCACTTGTCGTGCGCCATCGCGCATGAGTTGTTGAGCCGAGGCATGACGGTCATCTACACGACAGCGATGGAGATGCTGGATCGCCTGCGTTCCACGTATGACTCTAAGAACCGAAGCGAAACGAAGAACGCTGCGTTGTCCGCCTTCTCGGGTGCCGACCTCTTGATCATCGACGAGCTAGGCATGTCTTGGGGAACCGATAGCGAACGCGTTGAGCTTTTCGGGATCTTCAACGCTCGCTACAACACGCGCCGCCCGACGCTGATCTCCTGCAATGTTCCGCCAGAGCAGGTGCGTGCGATCCTTGGCGAACGCATCTACGACCGCATCACCGAACAGGGATGCGACCTGATCCGATTCGATTGGGACAGCAGGAGGTCATCATGACTTTCGCACGCAACTCCGACCCGCAGACATCACACGATGCTGCGGCCAGCGTGACGCATCTGACCGACAAGCGGGCTGCCTGCCTGCACGCCATGCAGACCTTGGGACCATGCACTGACGAAGACCTGTGGTCGTTCTACAATGCGATGGCATCGGCAGGGCGGTGCCCGTTGCAGTCCCCTAGCGGTCTGCGCACCAGACGAGCCGAACTGACCCGGGAAGGTAAGGTGCGGGACAGCGGACTGCGGGCAACCACGGCCAGCGGACGGCGCAGCATCCTGTGGGAAGTGTCGCCATAAGTGCAAGCAAAAGCACGGTCTAGGGAAGTCTGGCAACTTTTGATCAACAAGTGTTTACAACAGGCAGCTTCCCTGTTGTAGTTGTCTCCGTGGTCCGCATGGTGCGGACCGCGAATGCTGGCTCTGCCAGCGGAGACTGACGATGACGAAGCAAGCAAGCAAGCAGACCAAGCACCAGTGGCTTGGCGTGGTGTTCTGGTATGGCGCGTTGATCTGGGCGCATGGCGAGACGCAGCAGCAGGCTGCTGATGCTTGTGCCAAGCAGGCAAAGCACTCCCTCAAGCAGTACCTGAAGCGCGGTCAAAAGGTCGAGTGGAACGTCAACCTCTACGAGGTGCATGACCAGGACTGGACCTACGACGACGAGACGGGCTTCGTGCTGGCGGATGGTCGCCGCGCCCTGCGGGAAGACTGCCTCAAGGTGACTGCCTGACCCAACACGCTCCGCCCTTCGGGGCGGGGCACCTTTGGAGAACTGACCATGCCGAACAACAAGTTCAACATCACCGACACTGCGAAGGGTGCATGGCGCGATGCGCCCTGCGAGGACTGCGACGGCGTTGACCAGCCTGTGATGAACGTGCTGGATGCGGATCTCAATCCGTGCCGCAGGTTCTGGTTTGCGGACCAACACGATGCGTTGTGTGCGCAGTGCCGCGCCGACTGGGAGCGCATCAAGCGCACCGAACACATCTACACGGACCGCTACCTGCAACGCCTGGATGAGGAGCAAGCATGAGCGATACGCGCTTGCCAGGATCCCGACGCGAAGGCGAAACGCTGCGCGAGTGGGTGGTGCGGTGTTGGCGTTTGGGATGGGTGCCTGCCAACGGCGGTACCGAACAGCCCATGATGCTGCGCGGGAGGCGTGTGCTGTATTGCGTCGACCTGCAACTCGGCGTTCATGCCTACGTGAACTTGGACACGGACATGGTGGAGGAGAACTGCTAATGCAGACCTTCCTCCCCTACGCCGACTTTCGCGCATCTGTCCGATGCCTGGACTACCGCAGGCTAGGCAAGCAGCGTGTTGAAGCCATGCAGCTTGTTGATGCGATCCGAAGCAACGGGACTTGGCTCAAGCATCCTGCCGCACAGATGTGGAAGAACCATGTGCCTGCTCTGCAGTTCTACCATGACTGTGCGGTCGTCGAGTGGATTCGTCGTGGCTACCGCAACTCGATGACCCTGTATCTACCCACGGAGGTCGAGATGCCCTCTTGGATCGGCATGGAGACGTTTCATGCCAGCCATCGCAGCAACCTGCTCAGGAAGGACCCCACCTTCTACGGGCAGTTCGGTTGGACGGAGCCCGACAACCTGCCCTACGTGTGGCCAAGCCACGAACGCAAACCCATGCTGGTCAATGCGTAGGACAGGCTGCAACTTTTGTCCACATTTTGTTTTACTTGCCCACTGCTGCCCGTAGCCTGTGTTCCCGTGGTAGCTGACCACAAGCAACTGACCGCAAGGAACTGACCATGACGAACAAGAACAAGACGAAGACCGCACTGACCGAGATCAACAACCTGCTGGAGCAGGCTTGGATGAGGACCTACGAGATCAGCCGAGGCGTGCCGACGAACAGTGAACAGTGGGCACAGGTGCATGAGCTGCTGACGAGCATCGAGACGGCACAGAGCCGCGTGAATGGGGTGAGCAAGTGATGAGTGACAACCTGTTCAAGGAACTGTTCAAGCTGGAGCAGTACGCGTTCTATGCGTGTATCGGTGCGAAGCACGCCGCGCAGTCTGCCTTCTACTTCATGGCAGAAGGCAACCGCAGTGATGCTGCCGAACGTGCCGAACACGCTGACCGCATGGCGAAGCGTTGCATTGCCACCCATCAACAGGTGGTTGCGTTGACGAACGACCCGAAGTGCCGCGCAGCACGTGACTGCAAGAAGCTGGCTCGCAAGGCACGCCTGCACGCGATGACCGCTGCGCTGGAGGTGGCACTGTGACACGTTCCTACGACCACGCGATGCAGTCCGGCTTTGGTGGAGCGTGGAGATTCCATGCGTGCCCAGAGTGCAACGGCAGTAACCAGCAAAGCAACATGGTCAGCGGCATCGTGAACTGGTGGTTCGCTGATGCAGAGGACGACATGTGTTCCATGTGCCGTGCCGAACATGAGGCACAGGAATGGCACTACCACGAGCAGCGTTTGGTTGCCGACGAACCGCAACCAGAACCTGAGACCCCGATCAACTACGACGATATTCCGTTTTGATGACCACGGTGCCCCATGGTGGGGCACCACAACTAGGAGACTGACAGATGACGAACTCGATGATGCTGAACGCCCAGTGGGCGACCCGTCCGAATGACCAGCGGTTCCTCACCCTTGAGGACCTGCACACGGCAACCTTGGCCCGCAAGGATGCTAGTTTCACGCAGCAGGTGCGGCTTGCTGACATGAGAGCCTTGCCGCTGGAGGACAACCGACTGGCGTTGTCGTGGAACAATTACGGCGAAATCGCGCAAGCCGAGCCGACGCACTGGTCGTTCAACCAGATCGCCAACGTGACCGGATCCCCCGCAGCATGGATGCGCCGCATCCCATCCGCACTCGCCGCGATCAACCTACAGTATGGGTTGGAGAACCTGTCGAGCCGCGAGGATGGGCTGCTGCTGGTGGACGAGCGCGACATGGGCATCCGAGCCTTGACCTCCACGACGTATGGACGCGTGTGGGACCACGAACTGGTGGAAGCCGTCATGGCTGTGAACGAGGCGCACGGCGGACGCTGGAAGATCCCGACCGCCAGCTACGCAACGCAGAACCCGAAGCGTGCGACGACGCTCTACGCGAGCGACCGTGACGTGTGGATGTTCCTGGTGGATGACCAGCATCCGATTGAAGTGGACGGCGAGACGCTGTTCCGTGGGTTCGCTGCCAGCAACAGCGAGGTCGGTGGTGGGACCGTCTACCTCACGACGTTTCTCTACCGCTACATCTGCGACAACCGCATCATCTGGGGCATGACTGACCAGAAGGAGATCAACATCAAGCACACTCGCAACGCGCCCGAGAGGTTCCGGTCGGAGGTTGGACCTGCGCTGCTCGCCTACAGCAACGCCAGTGACAGTGGCGTGGTGCAGATGATCCGCGCTGCGAAGAACGAAGTCATCAGTGCGCAGAGCGACACCGAGGAGGTGAGCAACTGGCTGCGTGCGCGTGGTTTCACGACCGCGTTGGCCCGATCCGTGCAAACCGCTGCGCGGGCCGAGGAGGGCGCAACCCGTAGCGTCTGGGACATCGTGCAGGGCATCACTGCCCATGCGAGGTCCATCGAACACCAGGACGAACGCATCGAACTGGAACTGCGTGCGACCAAGTTGCTGGCCCGTGTGAACTGACCACCAAACGCCCCGCCCCTGCGGCGGGGCACCAACCAAGGAGACGATGATGATGACGACTAAGAAGGAACTGACCATGCGTGTCCAGATCGCGGACAGCAACAAGGTATGGCTGGACACCAACGCAAGCGTGCTGGTGAAGCTGTTCGAAGCCCCCAACGGTCTCTACCTTGATTTGATGAAGGTGGAGGTGGAGTTGATGAAGGTTGCCAAGCAGCAGCGTGCCCTCGTGGATCAACTCATCGAGTGGCTCAAGAGCCAGGAGGTGCAGCAGTGAACGGCTTGAAGGGCGGACAGGGACGCGATGCCCGCGATCTCTCGGAAACCGTGGAAGGGATGGGCATTGTGCTGTTGTGGGTTGCAGCGGCGGTTCTGATGGCGATTGCCGTCATGGAGGTGCTGTAGTGGCACACTGGTATCAAGAAGACGGCAAACGCTTGGACGTTGTGCCGGGAGCGAAAGGCCAACCTGTCACACCGGACCTGCGGCATGCTCGCAAGTTGAACCTTGCGCCAGGGGTTACGACCATCATCCGGTGCGCCGCGTCCGAAGCCCTAACGGTCTACCGGGAACGGCAAGTGTTGATGGCGGCGTTGACGCTGCCGCGACCCTTGGAGGAAAGCGACGCAGAGTTCATCGCTCGCGTGATGCACGATTCGCGCCAGCACGCTGAAGATGCTGCGTTGGTCGGAACGGCACTACACGCGGAGATCGAGCATGGCATCAACGAACAGGACAACACTAACCCCTACGTGATCGCGGCTCGGACAGCGTTGGAAGCCGAATACGGACCGCGAACGTGGAAGACCGAATGGTCAGCGGTCAGCCAATACGGGTTCGCTACGAAGAGCGACCTGTGTTCGGAAAGCTCTGTGCTGGACGGACGGAAAGTAGTGGTCGACATCAAGTCCAAGGATGGACCTTTGGACGAGATGAAGACCTACGACGAACACCATATGCAACTTGCGGCTACTGCTCAGGCACTACGATGGCAGGCGGGAGTCCTCTACGGGATCTTGTTCCTGCGTAGGGACCAGCCAGAGGCCCGACTTGCCGTCGTGGAGGCGAACCAAGTTGATCGTGGATGGAGCATGTTCAAGTGCCTGTTGCAGTTCTGGCAAGCGAAGAACAACTACAAGCCCGACTGGGCACAAGACGTGGGAGACAACAAGTGACCAAGAACCTGATGACTGCTTTGTGTGCTGCGATGGGTGAGATGCGCGATCCCGTCAAGCGTTCTCAGAACCCGCACTTCCGTTCGCGCTTTGCGGACCTGTCCGAAGTGCTGGACTGCATCGAGGGGCCGTTGCACAAGCACGGTCTGGTCTTCGTTCAGTTGCTCAAGCCGGATAGCGGTGGCAATCTGATGTTGCACTCGCAGGTTCACCACGCGGCCTCCGGCGAAGTGCTGGAGGCGATTGCTCCCATCGTGGCAGAGAAGCCAGGACCACAAGCGTTGGGCAGTGCCATCAGCTATATGCGACGCTACTCGGCCAAGGCGATGTTCTCGTTGGCTGATGCGGACGAGGACGATGATGCCGAACGCGCTACGCATCGCCCATCACAGCCGCAGCCTGCTGCTGTTCGCAAGATGACGGCAGCGGAGCCAGCACCTGCGCCCGTGCAGCGCAAAGCCGCGCCCAAGTTGGAGGAAGGGATTCAGCGACTGGCGAAGTGCGAAACGGTTGCCGACCTGAAGGCGGTGGCTGCAGAGTTCCAGAAGCTGGGTTATACCGCAGAACAACTTGATGAACTGCGTGCCGCATTCATGGTGCGACGCGAGGAGTTGGAGTCATGATGCAAGCCGTTCGCAACCTGGAGGACCTGCCTCCAGTAGTAACCATCGCAGAGGCAGCACACGTTGCTCGATGCAGCCCTTCGACGATTCGTAGGGCCATTCGCATCGGTCAGATTCGCTCGACTCGCGCATTGCAGTCCGGTGCTTCGCCGCATCGGATTCTGCGCGAGGATCTGATCGCATGGCTCAACACGGGATCGCAGGTCCAATCGTGAACGACACAACAGCGGACACGGTGGTGAATCTGATGCGGCAGATCGAAGTGCTGCGCGACGCTCTCAAGGGACGCACGATGTCCTGCTCGTTCTGCAATCAGGCGGCCAAGGACCGCGAACATCTGGTCAAGCAGGTGGAAGAATGGCAGAGCAACTGCCGCAACCTGATGGAAGAACTGGAACGAGCGCGTCGATGAGCGACCCCATCAAGATCGTGCAACGCTGGGTGGAGGGAGAACCCAAAGCCCAACCGCGAGCGCGTGCCTTCTCCCGAGGAGGCAAGGCACGCATGTACGACCCAGGCACGGCCAACTTCTGGAAGCGGCTGGTTGCGCACGAACTGCGCAGCCACCGCCCAGATGTGCCGATCAGCACTCCAGTGTTGATGACGATGGAGTTCTACCTGCCAAGGCCACAGAGGTTGATGCGAGCCAAGGACCCTTCCTGCCCGCTGCCTGCCAAGGGCAAGCCAGACATCGACAACCTCGAAAAGGCAGTCATGGACGCGCTGACGGACGATGGATGGTGGACCGATGACTCCATCGTGGTCGCTTGCAGCGCGTCGAAGCTATTCCACGCCAAGGGAGCGTCTCCTGGCATGCAGATCTCCATCTGGGCACTCGACGAAGAATCCGTCATCACCTTTCAGTAGACCTACATGATCCACGCTCAACAAGTAGTAGTTGTCCCGATAGACTCTCTCGTCAGCGATCCTGCTAACGCACGCAAGCACGACGAGAAGAACCTCTCGGCCATTGCAAACTCGCTGAAGTTGTTCGGCCAACGCAAGGCCATCGTCGTGCAGAAGAAAGGCATGGTGGTGCGTGCTGGCAACGGAACGCTCGAAGCCGCCAAGCGACTTGGTTGGTCGGAGATCGCTGCCGTCGTTATCGACGATGACAACACGACCGCTGCGCAATACGCGATTGCGGACAACAGGTCAGCCGAGTTGGCCGACTGGGACACGGATGCCCTGGGCACGTTGTTGTCCGAGTGGGACGAGGACGTTCAGAGGCAGTTAGGCTTCGACGAAGGAGACCTGAAGCAGCTAGAAGCCCAGTTGGAAGATCAAGAAGCAGAGTTGTCCGAGAACTACACGCGCAAGATCAAGCCGCCGCTTTACGAACCCAAGGGGCACCAACCAGCGGTCAAGGAGTTATTCGACCGCAGCAAGACCATCAACCTGCAACAACAGATTGAAGCAACCAAGGGTTTGGACCCCGAGTTGCGTGAGTTCTTGATGGCTGCTGCGGAACGACACACCGCGTTTCACTTTGCGCGTATCGCGGAGTTCTACTGCCATCTACCAGAGGAGTTGCAGAAGCTGTTCCAAGACTCGGCCCTGGTCATCATCGACTTCAACCGAGCTATCGAACTGGGGTTCGTCAAGATGACCGAACGCTTGCAGCAACTTGCTGGGGAGGAGCAACAAGATGACGATGCGTGATGACTTCTGCGTCTTCATCCTGACGCATGGTAGACCGGACAACATCTGGACGGTCGATCAATTGCGTAAGTCCGGCTACACTGGCAAGGTCTACTACGTCATCGACAACGAGGACAAGACCGCGCAACAGTACTTCGACGCCTACGGCGATCAGGTTCTGCAGTTTGACAAAGCTCAGGTCGATACATGGACTGACGCTGGCGATAACACGGGCAAGCGAAACACGCCGTTGTGGGCACGGAACGTCACGTTCGAGTTGGCTGAGCAAGTCGGCTGCCGCTACTTCATGCAGTTCGACGATGACTACTGGCGGTTCGACTACATGTTCGACGAGGAACTTCGCCCGACGCATCGGCTTGTCACGCAGACCATGGATGGGATCTTCAACGCCATGATCGACTTCATGGAAACCACACCAACCATGAGTCTGTGCATGGCGCAAAACGCCGACTTCATCGGGGGACCGCAGGGGCAGTCCAACCTTCGGTTGCGGCGTAAAGCCATGAACTCGTTCCTGTGTCGAACGGATCGCCCGTTCACGTTCATGGGGAAGTTCAACGATGACGTGAACACCTACGTCACGCGTGGCCTACGTGGGGAGCTGTTCTTCACGACCATGCAGGTCGCGCTGTGCCAAAAGCCAACGCAGAGCCAGTCGGGCGGCATCACCGAAGCCTACCTGGAATCAGGCACCTACGTGAAGTCGTTCATGACGGTCATGCACGCACCGTCGTGCGTTCAGATTGGAGAGTTTGGAGACCTGCGGGCGGACCACAGACGCATCCATCACGACATCAACTGGGAGCGATGCGTGCCCAAGATCCTGCACCAGCGACACAGCAAGGTGAAGCATGGCTAGACCACGCAGCAAGATGACCAAGGATGCGGAAGAAGCCATACTGCGCGGCGTAAGACTAGGTTTGCATCCAGACCGAGCAGCCATGGCAGCAGGCGTGAAGCCGTCCACCATGCGCATGCACAAGCGTGCGAACCCCGAGTTCTTGACGGCTATAAAAGAAGCGGAAGCCGTAGCAGAGCGAGGGTTCCTGAGCCGCATCATCCAGCATTCGCAGAGGCAGTGGACAGCCGCCGCCTGGATGCTGGAACGCAGGTTCCCAGACAGGTGGAAGCGGCAGGACGGAGCGCAGGAGGTCAAGTTGTCCGGCACTGTCCGAAACGACGGTCCAGCGGCACCTACCGACGCAAAGGGACTCTCCGACTACGCAGCCCTGTTCGCAGCAGCCGCAGCCTCTCTCCGACTGCCCGAACATGAAGACCCGACCGCTGACCCAGCTTGAGGCGCACACGCAGGGTCGCCAACAGATCCTGCACGCCATCGACGGGCTGTGCCCAGGCATCAAGGGCAACCCGTTCATCCCCGAGTGGCCTACTCCTAGACAGCTGCTGTTCCTGGGACTGCATCGCATGGTCCCGACCAAGCAGCGGGTGTTCCAGGCTCTGTACGGAGGCGCAGCAGGTGGCGGAAAGTCCAGCGCGTTGCTGATGGCAATGGCGCAGATGGCATGGATGCACCCCGACTTCTCGGGCATCGCGTTTCGCCGCTCCTACACGGACTTGATCCAGCCTGGGGCTTTGCTCGACCGAGCGATGAAGTGGTGGATCCCACAGGGCGCAGTGTGGAGCGGGACCAGCAGGCAGTTCCGCTTTCCCAACGGTGCCCAGGTCTCCATGAGCTACCTGTGGGGACCGCAGGACCACCTGCGATACCAGGGTGCCGAATACCACATGACGGCCTGGGACGAGATGACGCAGTGGGCAACTTCGGCTCAATACGAATACGTTGGTCTGTCTCGCGTGCGTCGTAAGGCCGGATGCGAGATCCCGCTACGCACGTTGTCCACGTCCAACCCAGGCGGACCAGGACACGACTGGGTGAAGCGCATGTTCATCGGCGGTCCAGACACGCAGGGAACGTGGCAACCTGCCCAGCACTACTACGTGCCAGCCACGCTTGCCGACAACCCGCACCTCGACCGAACGGTCTACGAGGCAGGGTTGGCATCGCTGCACCCTACCGTGCGGGAGCAACTGCTGAACGGAAACTGGGACGCACGTGACCCCGGCGACTACTTTCGACGTGAGTGGTTCGGACCTCTCATGGATCCTGAATCGGACCGCTGGCCTAGCAACCAGTGCTTGCGCATCCGATGGTGGGATCTGGCGGCATCGGAGAAGCCCGAGGCAGCACGCACCGCAGGAGTGCGCATGGCCCGTCACCGCAACGGCTCACGCGTCGTGGAGCATTGCACAGCATTCAGAGCCACCCCAGGTAAACGAGACGATCTGATCATCCAAACGGCACAAGCGGATGGTCACAACGTGATCGTGGGCATCGAGATCGAAGGAGGCAGCGGAGGCATCGCCCAGTTCCTGGCTTTGGAGAAACGGCTCAAGTCCTCGGGGTTCCGCGTGGTCGGTGCGCGACCGCAAGAGCAAAGCGACCGAGAGCAAGGCGTGGTGATCCGCAACACGACGCAACGTGCTGCCAAGGCCATGCGAGCCGATCCTGTGGCTTCCTGCCTGGAGCGTGGCTACATCCGCCGTGGCGAAGCTGAGCAGCAGACCAGCGGTCTGTGGGGAGTGGATGCCGACAAGCCCGCAGACCAGCACAAGGACGGTATGCGCTGCATGGCAGGACCGTGGACCCAAGCCTACCTAGACGAGCTGATCGGGTTTCCTGAAGGCCACTTGTGCGATGTTGTGGATGCAACGAGCGGTGCCTGGGCATGGCTGGAAGCACACGCCATCGGATTCGCCGCACCACCTGCCGTTGAAGCCAAGCAGAAGCACGCCAGCCAAGATGACCACCCAGAGGATCGGGGCACTCGGGTAGCAAGAAGATGGGACCCCTTGTAAAGTGATGCCGTCACCCTGGAGAACCATGAGCGAACACACCAACATCCTGGCCAACCGAATGCGGTCGGCAACGAGCGCAGCGCAGCGCAAGATCCTGATGCAGCAGGCCGACGTGAGCATGGCATCGAGTCCTGATGACCGCGCACAAGCAGCCGATGTGGCCCGCAGAGCGAACCAACAGAAAGCGGTCATCAAGTACTCAAACACCATCAGCCGCATAGCGTTGGACATCGGGACCTCCATCCAAAACGACGATACCCGCGCTGCGATGCGATCCATGCAGAACCTCAAGTCCTGGGTTACGGTCATGGAAAGCCTGATCAAAGACTTGGAATACTGAGGAAACATGACCAACCTTCGCAAGCTCCCTCACGGCAACGTCGTTCGTCAGATCCCGTTTGCCGACAAGCACAGCAACGCGGTGTCCATGGCTCGCGTTGCGGTTCCAGCAGGCACGAAGGTCACCACGAACTATGGCGACACCGGAACGCTGGCCCAGGCATGGGACGGAACGTCGCTGCGCGTGGTCATCAACAGCGACAAGCATGGTCGGATCGAGGTTCACCCTTCCAACGTCTACGTCAACGGTCGCAGCTTGCGGGACATGGCAGGTGGAGAATCCATGGCAGCGGATGCCAGCAACGCCGTGGAGTTTGGGTTTGCTGATAACCCTCCTGAAGTAAAGAAGGAGAAGGAGGCGTTGTGGAATGTGGTATCCAAGATCGCAGAAGGACTCTGGGCAGCTAGAACTGCGATTCAGCAAGGCCGAAGAGCAGAAGTAGTGCGCAAGTATCCGCAAGCAGCTTCCAGGCTGACGCAGTTGGAGAAGCTGGTCAATAATACGTTGGAGGCTATCGGCCCCATCGCAAACCCACTGGAAGTGTTTAAGCAGGATGCGGTCGAAGCTGTGCATTTCACCGCACAAGCCGAGGCATCGTGGAAGTCGTGGTACGACAGGCGCACCGCGAACATCACTGTTCAGGAAGCCCAAAACTTCCGTGACGCGTTGCTGGAGTTGGCGGACAAGACCGAAAACAGAGCGTTGCACGACAAGGCCGTGGCA